TGTTCTATTACCAGCCAGAGTTACCATAAACATATTAGCAGTATTAAAATCTGTAGTAATTGAAGCCGCATCTGTAAGAGTTGTTATATGAGATTTAACAGCACCTGATAAAGATACTAATCCCTCCATTCTGACTGCACTGGTAAAGATAACTGAAGCTGTAAATGTTTTCTCTGCTACAATAGTACTGGATACGGAAGTTGGTACATATCTGATATCAGCCAGAGATGTATCTGGTATTTGTGTAGCACAAACCCCTACATTTCTACCGGCTGCTGTACCTGTAGGAGCGGCTACAGAAAAGACAGATGTTCCATTTGTCATATAATAACCACTACCGCTTCCTATTGTTACACCTGCATTACCTGCTACTCTTAATATTACTGCATCACTAGCGGTTGTATTAGCTGAAACTACATTCCTAATGGCATAAGTTTTTGGTGAATTAGGTATAAGAACAAAGATCGAAGTAGCTACTCCTCCTACTGATCCTTTAAATTCCAGTATGGCAGAGCGAGATTGATCTGAATTTCCCAGATTTTCAGTAAGAGTGACAGTAGCAGCAGATCCCAAAGAAACTGTGGTATAGGAGGCTACAGCCTGATCAACAAGACTAATAACATTGTTGAGAACTTCACCCCATGTATTCGGATTGTCCCCATCTCCTTGTTTTGTCAGACGAAGATTTGTTGTATATGTACTAGCCATTTATCTTACTCCCATATCCTTGTACTTGTATTCTCTTTAATTCCTTTCTTAGAACTTAATATTCCCGGCATTCCTGAAAAATAAATACAGGAGAAACCTGATACATTATCTAACATAGATGTCCAATTCCCATCCTTTTTTAAATATACTTTAAATATATTGCCCTGATCTACAACTCCTGTAAATACTATGTGTTCATCTTTAAATACTTTCAACATCTCTCTTGTTGGAGCGCAAAGCCCTCGCAGAGTTGTCATTATAGTTCCTAAAACTAATTCAGATTTTTGTTCCTGAGAATATACAACTCCAGAAATAAAAAAAAGTAAGACATTTATTATTAATATTTTTTTAAACATCACTCCTCCAGTTCAGGCCAATCATAAAGTATTCCGCTTTTCTTACCGTCCTCATCGTGACTTATAAAAAGAGCGGCAACTGCATCAGTATCAGTAACATTGTCAATAGCATTTTCCATCTCCGTAGCTTTGGCACGAATAGCATTGCGCCATGTTTCAATATTATCAGGGACATCTATCCCACTATCATAGTGTCGTATATATGCCCAATCAGTTTGACTTAAAAGAGATCCTTGTTGATCTTTAACTGCGTTCTTCATGCTAGATTTAAGACCTACTACACCTTCACTGTCATCAAGAGCTTTAGCAGTAGTCGTAATCTTTCCATCATTATCCTTTGACCAAAAGTATAATCTGGAATCAGGAGGACTCTCCTCTACAACTTCTGTAATATTATACTTTGCTTTTTCTTCTGCACTCCAAATATGCCAGTTAGAAGGATGTCTGACTTTATTATCATCAACCCAGCCTTTTCCCGGTCTTATTATTTTATTACCATGTTTCCACATTTAGTCTCTCCTTAATTAGAATGTCGTAGCGGGAGTTACATCTGTACCGCCAAATGGATATTCTGCGAAGGCTGCGAATATATAATTCCCAGAAGAAGTGTTTACATCACTATCTGTTGTCCTGATCTTGAACCCATTTGACAGAAAATCTATTTCTTCAGAACCAGTTGTTTCGGCTGCTGTCGTATTAGCCAAAAGCTGGTCATCAATTTCATTATAAGGGCTTCTCTGACTATCATACATCACCCACGAACCAGTACCCGATGTCTTTTTAATCATTACAAATGAAGGTTTGAATCCTATATAAATAACAGTCCCATTAGTATTTCCATTTCCAAGATAACTTGAAAATTTACTGAAGCCCTCAATTTCTGCAAAGGCATAGTAGACATATGTATCTGTAGATCCGTTAACATCATCATTTGTGCCTATCGAAAATACTGTAGATGTTGGGGCTGTATCATTCCATGTAGTAGCAGCATCAACTGTTGCAGCAGTTGTATCCAGTAGTAAATAATCAGTCTCAGGCGCAGTTGTATTTGCTCCATGATAAACATGCCAACTTCCGACATCATCGGAACGTTCTTTCACAATAATCATCTCAGGAACTACGCCTAAACCATGCCCTATTGTTGCATTGGAACCTGTACCAGTATAAGTACCAACACTTATTCCAGCCGTAGTATTGACTGTTGTTGTAGTTGTATTAATTGAGCCAGCAATATTAGATGATCCTGCACCAGTACCAGCTTTCCACTGCCATGCTACGAAAGTCTCAGTATTGTCGTTATAGCCATTTGCTCCACTGCCCAATCCAAAACCATTAGAATCGAAACTTTTTAGGCCATTGGCATCTATGGTTTCAACGGCAGTAGAATCTGAATGCATCTGTTTAGTTACACCTCTTGCAGCATCAATCAGCATATGATTATCAGCCTGAGATCTGTTTTTAATCCAGACCATATCAGGCTGGAAAGTGCTATTCCCAGTTTGATCTATGTTACGAACTGAGCCATCTCCAGTATAGAGAGTAGGTTGGAAATATGCAGTGCCGTCAAGGATTGTTGGTGTAGCAAGGTTGGCTGTATTGATGTCTAAGAAGCCCTCTGGCTGTGTCCCTGAGTACGAAGCCTGACCAAAGTTAGCGTCACAGTCTTGACTAGAGGCATTACCTTGATAACACGGTGTCCACACGCCATCGGCTAAACCTGTGTTGGCGGCATTCGTTGTAGTCCCTGCTTCAATCTCACCTTCTGTTGCACTGTTCTGCCAAGTGCCGTTCTTTGACCACCAGATAGCTTTGTTGTCTAAATCAAGCGCACAACCAATTACATCACCAGCGGTGTAACTATTTCCATAAGCGACAGAGCCACTCACGCTGTCGTAGGCATTACCATTGTAGGAATAATAACTATCCCAAGTTCCTGCGCCACTGTGTATCTGACCTGTCCCACTAGTAGCAGTGCTTTGAACAATGTAGCATGAGCGTTCATTGGTATTGCCATTCCGCATGGTAAATTCCCAGTACCATTTACCGGAAGATAAACCAATGGAGCCTCTTGCAGACGTTGTGCTGCCAGTTGGGTCTAAGGATAAGTTGCCGTTAGAAAGTGCGCCACCACCTTGTAGACTTGCAGAGTTAAAGGTACACCAATTGTTGGTTGGTGTATCAGTCATCTGATCATCAGCAGCCAGACCAGAACTGGCAAAATCATTATCATTACCGCTTACATCATTTCCCAGAGCAGATGAATCTACAAAATCAAGTAGATATCCTGTCGTTCCGTAACTTCCTAAATACTCTATTGGCCTCCAGACATTATTACTGTCAAACCCCCCAAACGAGATAGGAGTAAGTTGTGTTCCATCTACAAGATAAACTTGCGCCAAGTACCCATCAAATTCTTCTGTATTACTTTCGTTTGCCCCAATAGTCTGGCGAACCGTATTACTAATTTCAAACTCATCATTAAGAGAAGGGTTTGTTTCGGTATCAAATGCAGTGATCTCAACGCCATTATGGTAAATTCTAAGTCTATCACCAGCCGCTGCAAGGGTTGTGTCCCATGCAAAAAGTAAATGCCCCCATGCTGTCGGATCATGAAAAACCTGTGTTGTAATATAGCTCACGCCACTACTATCGATGAACGTCAGTTTATCACTTGCATTGAAAGTAATGTCATCACCAGCACCAGCATTGAAAAGTTGCATGATAGAACCCAGATTACAGCGTTTGTACCAGAGAGAAATCGAACCTGTCTTACGGTTCCCAGCACTGGATGGAGTTTGATACAGGTACGGACTATCATTATCGTTATAGCGAACACTGTTATCGACAGTTATACCACCTGCTGCACTTATACTTGCCGCTGCCATTAATAAATTATTTTGAAACATTAACTATATTCCTGTGATAAGATTGCCTGAATATTTTCACCTGAATTGTCACTAGAGATAGATGCGACAATGTAATCAAGTCTATCTACTGCTCCAGCGGATGTAGAGAAGGTTGGGTCAGTACCTGCTGGAAACTTCCAACAAGCATTCCAAGATAGAGTTCCACTTCCGCCTGACTGTACAAAGAATACACTTCCTACTTGTCCTTTTCTAGCATTTGTAGGTCTTGCCATTGTATGTGCTGCTGTAACCGTAGTCAGGAAGTTCTGTCCTGTTCCCATATTAAGGGATACAGAAGCTACTCCATTAATAGCTGTTGTATGTACAGAGGCTGCTGCTGACTCAGAGAGAGCTATCTGCCCCAAGAATGCCGCATTACCTGATACTGTGGCTGTACTTCCAACATATAGGGTTCCTCCTATGGTAGCATTACCTACAGATATATTACCTGATATAGGTATTCCAGTTATATTAGAGCCATCTCCGAAGAAGGCAGAAGCACAAACCTTGCTACTTACATGTACATCTCCTTTTACAGTTACATTACCACCCAGACATACGTTTCCTAGTACATCAAGTGTTCCTCCAATAGTCGTATTACCACTTACTCTGACTGTTCCCAGAAATCCTGCTGCACCAGATACAGTAGCTGTACCAGACATTACTACAGCACCTTCAAGAGAAGTAGCACCAGCTACTCTTACTGTTCCTAAAAATCCTGCATTACCTGATACAGTAGCAGTATCAGCCATTACTACAGCACCTTCAAGAGAAGTAGCTCCAGCTACCCTGAGAGTTCCCAGAAATCCTGAATTACCTGATACAGTTGCTGTAGACTTAAGAACTGCTGCTCCTGTAATACTTGTTGTCCCACTCACATAAAGATTGCCAGCTATGGTAGCATTGCCTACTGAGATATTACCGCTAATCGGAATACCTGTAATATTTGAACCATCTCCGAAGAAAGCACTGGCACATACTTTACTGCTTACATGGACATTTCCTTTTACAGTTACGTTTCCTCCCAGACATACATTCCCAAGTACATCCAGAGTACCTCCTATTGTTGTATTACCACTAACCCTTACTGTACTTAGAAATCCAGCAGCACCACTTACAGTTGCAGTAGAATGTAGAACCGTAGCACCAGTAATACTTGTTGTTCCACTTACATAAAGAGTACCAACAACTGATGCACTACCTACACATATATTACCTGTTGGAGAAGCCGAAATCCCTGTAAGATTAGAACCATCTCCGTAATATGCAGAAGCACATACATTCTGACTTATATATAGACCACCTATAATACTTGTATTACCTGATACTCCAAATGTTCCAGTTATTTGTCCTTTATTGGTAGCAAGATTTAATGCTGTATTAACTCCATTACCTGATTGTACATTAGTCAGAGAAGTTGTAATACCACCATTAGATGCACTGGAGTTAACCTGTAATAAATCCTTATAGGTATTGGATATTAATGTTCCTGTTAAATCTGTCATATCTGTTGCCAAAGCCTTTCTGTCTCATCCCATTTAGTAGAAGCATTATTCCATTGAATGTTCCTGCCTCCATTATCGGGTCTGGGATTTCTAATAGCAGGGTTATCTTTTACTCTTGGTACTTTATTCTGAGGACTATTCTTTAAATCATATTGTCCTTCAAAGTCTTGAGGGCATACTACCAGTCCATAGCTATTTAATCTCATGACCCTATGTGGATAAACAAACCCACATATATCACACATTGCTAATGCTCTTCGTTGTGTTGCCATAGAACTCTAGTTCCTCTAATTATAAAATGTCAGTCTGGGCAGAAGATAAATACTAGCTCTTTCTCTGTCTTCTTCCATTGCCCTTCCTAATATCTCCTCATAGTTTGCCTTTAACATTACAATTTTAGTGTCTGCTACAAGCGGTCTTTTCATAGATAAGTAATAGGCCAGACCACAAGTAAGCGCAGGTAAAAATCTTTTAGGAGTGTCTGCATTCTGTATGGCAGACTTATTCACATCCTGAACTTCACTTACAATTTCCATCCTCAGAATATCAGTAGAATTTTCTGGGATAGGCCATATAGACATAACAGGATTATCTCTTCCTCTCCTGATACTATACTGGGAAGATCTTCCTGTCTGAGTTTTTGCCGGGATAAGAAGATATTCTTCAGGAGTAATCCGTGTAATTTTAATATCTGTATTATCTCTACGAGTTGTAGCTTCCATAACATTAATTGTAGAACTACTTAAAGAATAGTCTGCTACTGAAGCAGCTACTGTGACAGCCGTAGTACTTGTAGTCCAGAGAAGAATACCTCTATTCTGCCAATCCCTTAACATCAGGTTAATAGAACGTCTGGCAGATGCTGGTGTATGTCCCAGTGTATCCTCACCACCAATCATT